TTTGCGCGGTTTCTCATCAAGCTGTCATATAATGAGTGAAATATAATCAAAAAGGAGAACAAATATGGAAATCGTAAAAACAAACATCGAAGACAATGAATGGAATATGGACATCAGCTATGATATGTTTGAAAGCCCATACCGAAATTCTGTTAAGGATTGCAGTGGCACAACCATAACAATCAGCAAATATGCAATCTATGAAGAGTATGACAACCACGGTAACATTATGAGAATGTTGACCATGATGTCAGACGAGAGGGATGTTTTCGTTACAACTTCGCCAGCTTTCATTCGCACATTCGAGCGTATTGCAGAACTTGCGCAGCGTTCTCACTTGGAAACATTCTCAATCGAATTCCGAAAAGAAAAAAGCAAAAACAATCGTGAGTACATGACAGCAGTTTATGCGAAAGAATCTTAAACTCTACAACGAACAGGGATATCTAAATTTTAAAGGGATAGTCGAACAAGGCTATCCCTTCAACTTTATCTGGGGCGGTCGTGGAACTGGTAAGACTTTCGGGGCATTAGAATATTGCATAAAAAACAAACAGGTGTTCATGTACTCACGAACAAAACAGACACAGTTAGACATCATCAAAAACCCCGAACTTACACCAGTTAAAGCAATCAATGATTACCACCACACCAACATCCAGCCATTTCCAATATCCAAAATAGCAGGATTCTATGATTGTGTTGTAAACGAAGACGGAAAAAACATTCCAGACGGACTCCCATTGGGCTATGCGTCAGCGATTAGCACAATTTCTAACTTGCGTGGATTCTCAGCAGAAGATGTCAAAATCTGGATATATGATGAGTTCATTCCTCAGAAAGGGGACAAAGTACAGAGGGGTGTAGCAGAATCGTTCCTACATGGCTATGAAACCATGAACCGAAACCGGGAATTGCAGGGCAAACCTCCAATTCAGGTATTCTGTCTTTCCAACAGTGACAACGTTGGTTGTGAACTATTTGCGCAACTTGGATTAATCCGAAAAGTATCAGAAATGTCAAGAAAAAAACAAGAAGCATATTATCTTAAAGACAGGGGTATAGCACTTTTCAATCTATGTAATTCTCCTATATCCAAACTCAAAGAAGAAACTTCCCTCTATAAAATGACAGGAAAAGACAGCGGTTTTGCAAAGTTATCGCTTGAAAATGAATTCTTTGACATGGACTTCTCGGATGTAAAATCACAAAAATTGACAGAGTATATCCCTCTTTTATTTTTTGGTGAAATCGCAGTATATACCCACAAGTCACAAGAAAAGCTCTATGTCTGCAAACACAGGCAAGGCACACCAGAGGAAAGCTACAATACAGTGACCGACAAAGCAATTCTTGCACTTAAAAGAAAATATTCATGGGTATGGAACATATATTACCTCAATGACCTCATATATTTTTCCGACCTTGAATCGAAGTACCTGCTTGACACCTATTTCCACATGTGATACAATGCCTTTAGAGGGCAGACATATGTGTGCAGTTCAAGGACAACCGACGGAATCGGTGAACGTGCGTTCGTCCAACGCAAAAAGCACACCTGCCCCACTAAAAGAAGGGGGATATTCCATGGACGTTAGTACATTCGCACAGTTGTTTTCCAACTTGGGCATTCCAGTTGCCTGCCTATGTGTAACCTTCTACCTGTGGTACACTGAAACACAGAATCACAAGGAAGAAATGAACAAAATGACAGACGCTGTAAATAACAATACTCTGATTTTGCAGCGACTTCTTGATAAACTAGGAGAGGATGAAAAAGCATGAATCTCTCAGCAAAAATCATTACCACAGCTGAAATGCCCGACACATACACAGACTTACATCCGCACCCCGAATTTTACGGAGAATGTGAAGTCACAACCAAAAAGGATGATTTATTTTTACGTACGCAGCCTACCACTGATTCAGAGGTAATTACCTCGTTGAAAAAAGGTTCTACATTTTTTTCTTTTGGATTGTTCGATTCCTCACTAAAATGGGTGCTAGGACAAGCCAAACTTCCTACAGGGGAAATGGTGGCAGGTTTCGCATACATACAATATCTCACACCGAAAGGAGAAAAAAATAAATGACATTTGAGCAGTTAATCGCACTAACTTCAGCAGGTTTCACAAAAGCTGACATCATGGCACTGGCACAGACACCAGCACCAGCACCAGCACCAGCACCAGCACCAGCACCAGCACCAGCACCGGGATTTATGCCAGCGCCAGTTCAGCCGACAGGGGTTGCACCAGTGCGGGCAGGTCAGCCAGCACCAGTCATTCAGGGATTCGGTAATCCGATTAACCCACAGCAGGGCGTTCAGGAACAGAATGGTCAGCAGATGCAGTTGGACATGGGAAACATGGGGGTTGTTAAAAACAACGACACATTGATTGAGACAATCAACAACCTTACAAGAGCAGTACAGGCTAATGGAATTGCAAACAGTCAGATGCCGTCACAGGCGCAGCCGACTGTTGATGATATGTTAGCCGAGATTATCAGACCTAGTGGTCAGAAGGGGGGTATGAATAATGTCTGACTCAATGATAAATAAAAGCAGCCATTTATCAGAAAATGTTAGAACTTCACCATTTGTTACATCATTCATTGGCTCAGTAATTTTAAATAATATTATTTCACAGGCTACAGGAAAATCCAATTTGACAGGTATTGCAACTCAGGACTTTGTATCTGTTGCTAATACTGCATTGCAAATTTCATCAGATGCTTTACTGAATGCAATTTCCCAAACATTATCTAAAACCATTTTTTCAGTACGCCCATATGAAGCAAAATTTAAAGGACTGATGCAGGACAGCATCAGATTCGGCAATCATGTACGGAAATTAAATATAGGTGACAATGAATGGGAAACCGATGTTAGATACGATTTAGTTGACGGAGAAAGTATCGATGATCAAATTGTTTCTACGCCAAAGATTTTGCAAACAAACTTCTATGGACAGAACGTTTATACAAGACATTATACAGTATATCGTGACCAGCTAAATATTGCACTTTCAAGTGAAGAAGAGTTTTATCGTTTTATCACAATGATTGTACAGAATTGCAGTGATATGATTGAGCAGTGCCATGAAAGCACAGCTAGAATGACACTTGCTAACTTCATTGGTGGGAAAATTAAAGGAGACGCTACCAATGTTATACATCTTGTAACTAAATATAATGATGTTGCAGGAACAACACTTACAACCGATACCGTACGCCAGCCATCAAACTTTGATCCATTTATTAAATGGGCTTTTGGCTATATCGGATTTATTTCTGGAATGCTGACAGAACGTTCTCAGAAATTCCACATTAATGTTACTGGAAAAGAAATCAGTAGACATACACCGCAAAATAAGCAGAAATTATATTTATTTTCTGAGTATCTGAAAGATATGAATGCCAGTGTACTTTCTAGTATATACAATGACCGGTATCTTAAATGGGCAGACCATGAACAGGTTAATTATTGGCAATCAATTAACACTCCTGATGGTATTCATGTGAATGCTTCTTATATGGATAATACAGGTTCTATTGTGATTGATGGTGAAGGAACTGCTACCTCCAATATTTTTGGTGTCCTTTTCGATGAAGAAGCAGTTGGTATTACAACTTGTGACCAGTGGTCAAGTGCCAGTCGGTTCAATGCTAGAGGAGGTTACACTAACTTCTGGTATCATTTCAACGACAGATATTACAATGACTTTACCGAGAATGGTGTTGTTTTCCTGTTGGATTAAGGAGTGCATATGGCTTTAACAGTTGATTTTTACAGTGTGGCGAAAAGAAGGAACTCTACTTTTGTTCCTGCTGATGACGTAATTTTGAAAACTGAAAAAGCAATCTTAAAAAGTGGGTGTGGGGTTCTAAGCCCTACACTCATTTTAAATTTTTCAGTTACATCAAAACCTTATGCTTATAATTATGTCAGAATTCGTGAACTTAAACGGTTTTATTGGATAAAGGAATGGTCTGTAGCTGATGGGGTAGGAAACTGGGAATGCTATCTTGACGTTGACGTTTTGGCAAGCTACAAAGAAAAAATTGAAAGCAGTAACTTCTACATTACCAGAACTAGTGTTGCCAGCGATGGTGATATTATTGACACCATGATGGCTACCAAACCAATGTTACACAGATATCGTGTTGTGGGTGATTACCTATGGCAACCCTCAGAAAGTGGGTTCAAGGGTGGATGTTTTGTTGTTGGCGTGGTCGGTCGTGATGGCGTCACCCAATTTTATAAAATGGGATATGGACAGTTCATCAATTTTGCGGATGCCATGTTCAAGAATTGTGACTGGTTAAAAACAGAGGGAGCAACAAGCAAACTTGCTCAGTTTGGCGACGACGTTATCAAAACAATCATTAATCCTGCTCAGTATATCACAAGTGTTATGTGGTTTCCAAGTGGAACATTAGTTCCAAGTGGTCAGGATATGCAGGGTATTAATCTGGGTTGGTGGGGTATACCATTGCCAAGTGGTTTGTCGAAGATTGATGATGTCAAATTGTTTACTGTACTTAATGCTAGTGTTACACCTACTGCCCATCCAGATGAAGCATACGGTAATTATCTTAATTCGTATCCCTATAGAAAAATTTGTCTTTACATTCCTTGCTTCGGTTCTTTTTGGCTGGATAGTTCAAAAATCAAAAGCGGAGCCAGTGTCGATTGCGTTGTACAGGTAGATTTCAGAACAGGTATGGCATTTGTTGAGGTTTCTACAAAAACTGTGGACGGAACAAAATTTATCCTAGATACCAGATATAGCCAGATAGGTGTATCTGTTCAGGTTTCTGATATGAAAACTAATCTGGTAGGGGCTTTGAGTTCCGCTTTAGGAGCAAGTACTTCCATGTTGACTGGCAACCCTTTAGGAGTTGTTGCAGGTATTGGAAATGCAATGTCGCAGGGTGTAATTCCAGATATTAACACAAGCGGAAATTTTGGAACTACCTGTAATAGCAGTAGTACCTTAGTTGCTATGGTATATAGTGCAAGAATTATTGGTAATTTTAACAATGCAAAAGGAAAACCATATTGTAAATGGGGAAATATGAAAGAACTTGGTAATGGTTACTATCAGGTTTTGAATGGAGATATCCCTATAGAACATGCATATGAATCAGAAATACAAGATATCAAAAATTTTCTGGAAAGTGGGGTGTGGGTATTTTGAGAAGTTTTTTCGAGGATAGCAAGTTAGCTCTTGCATTCTATCTCAGTGGTAGTAATGGTAACGTATGGTCTGGTGGTGATGTACCTGTTCCCACCGGTGACTGGGTAACAAGAGTAACCGATACTGTACAGGGTTATCTTACCAATGCCGAAATGGAACACAATGCCACCTTTGTATGGGCTTATTTCCGTACTAATTTACAGTGGAATGTTAACAGTGTGGCAGCACTTTTGGGAAATATGCAGGGCGAAAGTACACTTAACCCCGGTTTAATTGAAGTTGGCGGGGGCACTACATCGGCAGGTCCAGGTGGGGGACTTGTACAATGGACTCCTAGAAATGACCTTTACAAAGTGCTAGACAGATTATACGGGAAACATGCTGATTGGTATAACGGCAACAAACAGTTAGCTGTAATTTTTGCAGAATATCAGGAAGCAAGTGGGGAAGCACACAGAGGGATTGAAAAACAGTGGTACGCAACTAACAGTTATCCATTGAGTTTCAAGCAGTGGGCTTTCAATGAACTGAATTATTCAGTGGAACAGTTGACATATGCATTCGCAGCCAACTATTTAAGACCCGCTGTTGTACAGCAACCAGAGCGTGTTAAAAATGCATTGAAATGGTTAGCGTTTTTCAATAAAGGTTAAAGGGGTGTAAAAAATTGTATAACGGTTATAATACAATTCCAGCTGGACAGGACTATATCAATTATTACAATGGTATGTACAGTCCTAGTACATTGCATTGTAGAAATAATGCTTTGCATGCATATTTTGTTAAGTATCTTTTACAGAAAGCAATGAGCGTTTTCGAGTGGGAGTTACCCGAAACTTGGAGTGAGAACTATTTTTTGTATACACTGTATACATGGGGGTTCGTGGGTGTATTGGAAACTGACAGATATGGAGTTATATGTCAGGGGGCAGGAATCGAAGGTTATGATATCTATTATCAGCCATCACATATCGTAGTAACTAACCCATTACTTAAAGGAACAAAACAGTTAAGAATTGGTGTAGAATGTGAAGTTATCAGATTAACATCTGACTGGTCAGGCATCATTGATATGATTAATTATTATGCAGACCAGATGGCAATTACAGCCGAAGCAACCACCATTAATATCATGAATTCAAAACTGAGTTATGTATTCAGTGCTAAAAATAAGGCAGGTGCTGAATCATTGAAAAAAATTCTTGACCAGATAATGAGCGGAAATATTGCTGTTTTCTATGATGAAAAATTACGTCGTGCTAATCCAACAGGGGGTAGCGAAGAACCTTGGTCTACTTTCGCACAGGATTTAAGAAGCAATTTCATTGCACCTGATTTACAGGACAGCATGCGAAGATGGGAAGAACTTTTCAACAACGAAATTGGTATTGATAATGTACGCAGTGATAAAAAGGAGCGGCTGATAACCGCTGAAGCGAATGCCAACAATTTTGAATGCCGATGTAAAGCGGAATTATGGCTGGACACTCTTAAAAAATGCGTTGAGAAAGTCAACAAAATGTTCGGGACTGCTATAAAGGTGGACTGGCGACATGATGTTACAGAGATAGGGGGTGCTGATGGTGGCAACAATGACACTAATGGGGCTGTTGACATATGACACGGAAGTTTTGAATAAGAATTTTAATTTACCTGTATCTCTCTTAAGTATTAAGACTAAGCTTTTGGAGCATATTGTTTTTGAGTGTGCAGAACTGGAAATTGTTATATCAGACCCAGTTTGGTTCGGACGGATGCTAGACGCCTGGTCTAGTGTGATGACACCTCAATGGGAATATTTTCTTAAGTGGAAACTGGCACAGGATAAAACCACAACAGAGGATGCTAAAGGTGGTCGGAAACTCACAAAAAAGAGTACCCGAACACCAGAACTTACAACACGAACTTCAAATACTACCACTAATGAGGAACAAGGTGGGTCAACCATTTCAAACAGTGCCTATAATCAGAATACATATTATCCGTCAGAACAGAGAGAGAATGATAGTTTACAAACTATTTCAAATGATGGAACAGTTCGTTATACTGGTTCGGAAAGTTATCAGTACGAAGAAAATGAGAATGTTGTTTTTGATCTTGAAGATATTGATAAAATTTTGAAGAATGGATATGTTAATATTGCTAATATTATTTGTACTGATTTTAAAGAGAGATTTTGTTTAATGGTATATTAAGGA